GGGATGGTAATTGTTCCATTTTCCAAACTGAATCTTCACAGTTTCAAACGTACTCTTTGTAACTCCTACTGCAGGAGAAACTTTGAAATCTAAGGTACGAAATAAAGCGTTTTTTAGTAGTAGAACTTCGACACTTGACCTTCGAATCCCTGCATCATTTTTGAGTTTATAAGTAAACTGTTTGTAAACTCCTAAACTAATGTCTAAGAGTAGACTACTTTCTGTTCTCATTCCCATGCCTATAGAGACTGGCTCTACGGCCTTATGTGCGACTCCCACCTTTAAAACCGTTCTCTGTTTCTACCATATGGGTAGGGATCTTTCTGTCCCCCCAGAACAGTTGAAGTAGGAAGAGCCTTTGTTCCAAATCCTTCTGTTAGCTTCTTTAATGCAGCGTCTCTTAGTTGTTCTAGTCTCTTCATTACGACGTTTATGTCAGGAACTAGAGAACCAGACTTTTTAATACTAAGATCTCCAAGCTGCTTAGACTCACTTGATATAATAGAATGATCCATTATTCTGCGAAGCAATAGCTTAATTCCAGTTTCATATCTTACATACTCATGGAAAAAAATCTTATTATCAGAGCTTCTTTGCACTTCGCCTATAAGATGATCATTTTGAGATCCATATGGCTTATTTGCTATTTGGTCTGCCCAAAGGCTGGTTCTATAGATGGCAATTGTTATATCTATGTCTGAAAAAGTATCAACAAATGTACCAAGGTCTCCCCTAATAATCTCTGCCATAGAGTAACAGGGCGACAGATTTGTTAAAAATCTAAACATCATTATTTCTTCGAGACTAGCACCTTCTGTGCTTTCAATTTCTTTCGTTATGTATACTTGATACTCGGTATTCTCTTCTAGTGGATCAATGGGCGAAAATAGAATTTTATTATCTTCAACTAAAATATCTCCAGGAACTAGAATTCCTTGCCCCCCAAAGTCAATCTTCTTTGCCTTAACAAAGAATGAGACATCCGTAACACTCTCGGGTAGAATAGGATGATTAAATTCAACCGCTATTGAATGAATGTCTTCGCTTACAAACGTCTCACTTGAGGCAGGGAAAGTAGAAACAACTTCTAGGATATCCACAGAGTCATAGTTGTCGTAGGATGTACTTTCTTCGTCAATGTAGTATTGATGAATAGCACTCCAGATTCCAAACGATCCCTCAGAGCTAATTGCTCTTACCCTCCAAAAATAGCCTCCTGGAATATCTACTGGTATAGAAAGATCCGTATTAGGATAATAGCTATTTGTAGAGATAGAGTCTTCGTTTAGAATTATTTTTGAGAAGCTCTTATCTGTGCTTATTTGAAAATTGTACCTCTCTGCTCCTTCAACGGAAGACCAAGAGAAGCTTATGTCTTTTGAGCTTAGAATCAAGTCGTTGGACGGGTAGGTCAAAACTGGAGCAGATAGAACATCTTTGGATCCTGTAGTGAAATTCCAGCTATGGTCTACATACAAAAATGCCCCTCCATCATCATAAACGTCTACACTTCTGACTCCTTCTTCTCCTCCGACAACAACAACTTTATATCTAGTTTCTGGGTCCAAGAGTTGATCTGGTACAGCTATGGCTAGTCTCCTAGGGTTGGACTGATCCATAAACACAGTAAGCGGAACAGGACTCAGATTATCATCTAGGAGCCTGATGGTATTCGAGTTTATAGTATTTATGTTCATGTCCATGGAAAACTGAACTTTAATTACGTCATCAAGTGCAACATCAGTCGATGCGCTTGGAGGATAAACAATCTGTACTAGTTTTCCTTGCATACGAGCCATAGTACTCACCAACCCTTGTGATTTTTTAAGGGAGGCGGAGAGGACCCCGCCCCCACTAATTAGTTAGATATGATTCTATAGAGTTTTAACTCTGGCTGGGTATGGATAGGTTTGAGCAAAGTTAATGTTCTTTGCAACAGCAATAGCCTTTCCATCATTGAATATGCCAACGCCATAACGCTCTTTCACTTTAATTGCTTGCATATCACGCTCTGGATTATCCCATTGCTCGGTAGAAATTTCGTCCTTAACGAGCAGGCAACCTACTTCATTTCTATCAACCACATATGCGTCATACTTCTTGTTGACACGGTCAAAAGGAATGAAAGGGCTCAGGGTTACAGTCAAGGCGTAAGGTAGACGTCCTTGAACTTTTTCTGGCGTGATTGTAATTTTATTGTTCTCTGGTGCGCCAAAAGCAGAGATAGTCAACGAATTGAGCAACTCATTCTTGGCAACCATTGGCCATACTAATGGATGGAGAAGAATATCCGTTGGGATATATTCGTGAGCCATCAAACCAATCATCATGTCAAAGAAGTCTTCAACGGCCAAGGTCTGATTTGGATTAGCCTCGATATCTAAGCCATGAGGTAGATAGTTTTGATACTTATCTGCGCCATACTTAGCTGCGGTAGCGTCTCCATCAAAGATTACGTTGCCATGGCGAGTAAATTCACGGAAGATTTTTTCTTCTTTATGGCGAGCCATTGCCTGGCCAGCCTTTTGAAGCATGATACCAATGATATCCCACTGTGAATCATCAAGCATTTCATCAGTCACACGTACAATAAGACCAACCTTTTGTACCTTGACCTCCAATTCGCCTTCGTGCAGTTGGAACTCAGGGGTTTCTTCTGGGTAGTTTCCACCCTCTGGGATTTCATGGGCTCGAATAGCGGCCATGCTAGGAAATACGATACTGCGGCCTTCAGTGATTCGAATTTTCTTCATCATTTTGGTACCAATGTATACTGGTTCGGCAGCATCTCTCATTACATCTATAACAGTTCTTTGCACAAGAACAGCTAGGTCTGGAGTAGATAGAGCTTCCCTAAGGTCTATTCTACTATTCTTTTTAAGCTTCTCGCCTTTTTGTTCTGCTTCAACTTGTGCTATATATTTTTCAACTAAAGAATTCATAATTGCTTTCCTCCTTTATCTTTATTATCTAAAACTTGAGAAGAATCCTTGCGGCACCAATGGAGCCAACAAAGTCCCAAGCAGGTGGTGTACCAACAGTAATTGTTTGCCTGTAAGTAACTGTTACTACTCTATCGTCATCGTCTGCTGTAGCAGTAATCTTGAGTTTATTTTCAGCTGCGTCAAATTCGTAGAAGTCAGCTCCGCTTTCTGCGGATTCTTTTTCTGCGATTTCTGTGGAGCCAATTTTAACTTCAATCGTCGAAGCATCGACTTTGGCGATTGGATCCATAACGATAGTAACAGAGGTTTTAGTTCCTTCTAATACTCCCTTAACGGTCCTTACAGTATTGGCGATGTTTGCGCCATCTGTTAGGCCAGGAACACCAGCGTAAGTTTTCCATGCGCCAGGTGAGCGATAGTCGGATGTTAGAGGCCATTTGTAATCAGCGTCATAGTATGGTCCTTCTGCAGGATTTGGAGCTGTAGGCTGGAACGGATCGCGAAGCGAGCCATTGGCATAGCCTGCACCCTTCTCCACTTCTGGAGTTACCCAGGATAGCCATCCCTCAGGTGGAATGTCTGTTTCTAGGCCAAGTACCTGACCAACAATTTCATACTCTCTATCAACTTCTGGATCCCACTTAACAAATTTACCAAAGGGACCAGCCTTGACGAAGTCGCCCTCTTTGAGCATAGTAGAGTATCCATAGTCAGCTACTCTATTAGTTGCGCAGCCCCAGTAGAACTTAAGAGCGGACTTTGCTACATTTGGATTAACATTTGTCCTAAAGTCGGGTTTTCCATCAGTGTCATTTACTACAACGGAGTAGTCTCCGTTAACACCGATATTTTCGTAAACGTCTGCAGGATTGGGGATATAAGGAACTTCAATATATTCCCGAGTCATCAAGCCTGGAACGAAGTCATCAGCCTCGAAGACATCATGCATTGTATTTCCTTGCTCGTCGAATCTTTTCATGAAGTTGTATGGAGCAACACCCGCAGAGAACTTTCCATGACCAGCAAAGGTTAGTACTGGCTTATAGTGCAGAGTCCTGAAGTCTTTAACGGGAGCTCCCACCGATACGATTGTTCCCTTAGGAATAACAACATGGGAACGTGGCCACCCTGCATAGTGAT